TCGGCTCCCAAGACAACCAAATGTCTGTCAGTTTCGCTCGTAATAACCTGCAACCCAACTGTTGGCACCAAGTTCGCACCAGTTATTCCAGAGAGCAAAAGCGCTCTCACGCTTGTCCCGTTATTTTCTTTCCATCTATAAATGCCAGCACCACGGGGGCAAATAATAAGGTCTTCGCCATAATTGTCGTGGGTCCACAACCTGAGCTGATTGTTAGCTGACAAAGCAGAAGACGAGCCGAAGGTGCCAGCGCCCCATGTGCCTACACCCCATCCTGTGCTGACAACATAATCATTCAAACCAACATTTATTTGATAAGTTCCAACGACGCTACTGCCTCCGTTTCCAGAGTCTGAGGCGTTAGCTGTAACGGTTGAGCCAGATGTGTCCTTCGCTGTAACTGTGTAAGCGTTCGCGCTGGTTACCAAAAGGATTTGATACTCTTGATTCAAGACTGCGGCTGTGACGTTTCCGCCTAGACTTGATGCGCCAGAAAAAGTAACAAAGTCATTGTTCTCTGCGCCGTGTCCAGTATCGCTAACGGTAATAGTTGAGGAGCCATTGCTTGCTGAAAAAGTAACGTCACCAGCAGAAGTAGTGGAGCGAATGGGAGTTACATCGTAATAAACCTGCCCATCTTCAATGTAGTATTTAAGAGTTGTGCCAACGCCAATGAAACGAGTGCCGCCCAAAGAAATCCAAGAATGTAGCGCTCTTGCGACGCCTAAAAAATAATTGGTCCCAGACTTGACCCAGCCACCGATTTTCTCGACAGAACCTTTTCTAAATCTTACAAGATTGCCGTCAACCCACCCACCTTCGTTTCCGTAATCAGTTGACTCTTTATCTATTCCCGGCTTGAACTGGAGATTTGATAACGGCATTAATCATGCGAGTCGTATGATTGCGGCTGTTGCATTAGCCGCAGGGAAGACAATCGTAAAATTGCCAGCAGTGCTTGTCTTGTCGCCACCAAAGTCCACGACACAAGCGGCAGGATCGCCTGACGCACTGTCGTTATAGATCATACAAGAACGTGCCGTGACGGTTGCCGTTCCAAAAGTAAGGTCGCTGAAGTCGCATAAAGCTGTCGTGCCGCTTGCTACCGGAGTGACAGAGGTTAAAGCCGCTCCTCCGCTTGTGTAATTTGTTCCGCTGGCCTCTTGGCTAGTGCTAAACGCAGTAGTGGTCGCGCCCATGGTTGCGCTGCTTGTATACAAAGCAAGCTTGAAAGTGTTACCAGTTGTAGCTGTAAAATTGTGGACTCCTTTCAAAGCCTCAACTTTAAAACTTGTGCAGATGGCAGATGTCGTAGCGATGGCGCACCTCCTAATTCCAATCTAATTGTTTCACAATATTAGCCATATCATGATGGCCTTGTTTATTCAACAATCCCACAATTGTGGTTCGATCACTAATGATCGCATTGCGAATTACACCCAAGTTTATCTGATAAATATAATCTTTAAAAGCCAAAGCTTGTTGGCGAATATGTTCTGGAGCTTGCTCTGAAATACCACATATCTTGTTGGTTAACTGCTGCGCCCAGAACTCTGGGTCATGGCCTTTGTTCGTAGTAGTAGCCACTTCCAAATTGCCTAGCTTTAAAAAACTATCGTCAGTCAGTTTACCCACGATACGGCTCTGGAGGCTTCATTCTTTTGTCAGGTATTTCCAAGTTGTTTTCAGCTAATCTTTGATCCAGCTCTGAAGCTTTACAAGCCAACCACTTGTCCTTATTGGGTACAGCAACCATCGGATCTGCTAGTCGGTGATAACCGTAAAGTCTGTCTCGAAGAACTACGTTTTGATCCAACAAACTAGATCTTTGACTGCACCCGACTGAAATGTTTTTTTCAATACACTTTGCCAACCAGAATTCGACACAAGCTCTTCCGGCTTCTGCAAAATGCAAATTGTGTTCGTAGGAATAATCGAGGCCAAACAAATTTATTTCAGCTACCTGATTCCAGTAAGCAAAAGCAATAGCAAACGGCACCGTATTGTTGAGATAGGCGCATTTGCCATAATTCAAAACTTCTTCCAAAGGATATTCAACAGCAGCCGGAACCCTAGGGTCCAGCTCGCAGGTGTAAATCGGTATATCCAGCTTGGGTAAAGTCTTCCGCATAATTTCGGTTTGACCTCCCGCGTCGTCGGTATCTAAAAACCGACTTGCTGGGTCCATCATAAAAAGACGATCTACCTGAAGCACGGTCGCAACAGCGTTGATGCCCCACACCTCATCCCATTCAACAGAATTTTCTCGACCAATAATGTAGTCGATTTGTGAATTGCCCAAACCGACAATCGCAATGCGTTTGCCCTTGAGCGACTTGATCGGACGCACTACGTTATGCCAGTGCGTAAAAGGTCGTACCTATATTCGTCACGGGTTTCTCTCCCGCTAGATAGATTTCTCATGCGTTCCACTGCCTCTTTAAATCTAAGTTCAAAATTACCAATTACATCAGCAGACTCTTTAAGAAATACAGCGCCCTCGACAAGGGATCCATAAAGCAAAGCGTCTGGGTGATCTGTTGAAAGTATAGTTGTTCCAGAGTCTGAACCGGCGGTCAAACTAGCTGGTTTGTGCAAGTAATGCAGCTCCACCGTATAAGCTGCATCAGGTATCGGAGCCAGCTCAAAAGCGCTTGAGTCAAACAAACTGTAATATTTTGGTCTTCCTGTTGTCGCGGTTGAGCTTGAATATTCTTTGATAAAGCTTGGATGCTTAAAATCCAAATAGTGATATACGTTTGAAGAAATTACAGCCAAGCTAAAAGGTGCGTAAAAATCGTCAGGCGTTGCTAAAAACCGATTGGTGTTAGCCGTTGCGCCCTGCACGTTTTTTCGCTGCTCAGGCAACTGAACCATTTTGAATATACGACTTTCAGACTCCTTAATAAAAGTCGGAAGGTTGTTCGTAAAAGTTGTTTCAGTCGACTCAAGATAATCTTGAATAGCTGTCTTTAAAGTTGCGTAGGTAAAACTCATGTGGTTACCGTGACTTCCCCGACTCCTGATGTAATTTCAAACGTGTCAAGCTTAGTTCCTAAGATACCATCACCCACGTTGGTGTAAACCACAAAAAAGTTGTTGTCTTCTGACGAGTCTGGGCGAGCTTCCTTGATAGCTTCTGGATCGACAGGTGTCGGCTTGGGATCTAGCTGGGGGTGTTTAGGGGACCACTGATCTGGACCAACTATCAGCCCGTCCCAAGTTTTTTTCATTTCTCTACGGCGATACCTGAATCCGGTTATATCACAGATCCCATAAGCTTCTTTGCCCTGAGCAAATGCCATGGCTACGCGGTGTTATAACCAGACAGGTTAGGAGCGATCGTAAACGGCGCCCTTTCTCTGTCTTGTGATAGAGCGCGTTCAAACTCTTCTTCGTACAACGCCTTCAACACTTGTATTCTGTCAGGCGCTCGCTTCAAAGCCATGTAGTAAGCCAGACCTGCTGCCAAGCACGGGTAAAAACGAAAAGGCAGGTCCATTGTGTTAGTTGCTGCGTCGGCGTCGTCCATGCGTGTAAGAACATTCATTACAACTGTGTACTTGCTTGACTGATCTGGCACAGGGTAAACAGTAATTGTGGGTGTCAACTGCTTGTTGACAAAAACCTGATTTGGTTTTCCTGTCGTGCCTTTTGTGGATATGTGGGAGTACTCGCTTCTGCTCATTCTAGACAACGGGACATCAGTTTCCACGCTGTTAACAGTTTCTCTAACGAAGGCGTCCAATACATCAATCGGCGCCGTCGAGTTACTTGTATCAATGTTGTAAGTTCCCGTGTCCTTAACCATGGCTACTGTTTTTTCTGCAACAGTCCATTGGTTTAAGCCTCGGTTAGCCCACTCAGCAAGCATCAAATTTAGGGATCTTGTAGCGGTCTTGAGATCGTAGCCGGTCCTAAGCTCTAAGCCACAACGTTCAAAGGCTTCTTCAACGTAGATAGCTACATCTGGTTCAAAATCTTTGCTTCCACTTACAGCCATTACTTTTTCTTCCTTCGACGTCGCTTTTTGCGAACAGGCTTTTCAGGAGCATACAGATTATCAAAAACTCGATTGACATCCAACGTGTAATCCAGCTCGCTTTTTGAGTAATGAATGTGCTGGCTTGGTTTAAAATCTGGTGCGCCTTCACCTGCAGTAAACCATGCGGGGTGAGTCACTCTCACACGATTATTGGGAAGTGCCACGATATTCCCTGTCCATTTGCCAGCATCTAAAAGCTCTAGAACGTGTGATTGTTTGTGTTGTGCAGGGTCATCTGCTATTTCGTTTTCAGCATAATCAACTGTGAAATAATATTTAGCGGGGTAAAACTGTCCGTCTATCTTAGCGATCCATGGACAAGGCGTTGCTCGATCAATGACATAAACCGAATGAGTGTGAGATGAGCAATCCCACGGCTGTGCTGCCCAAACTGGCATCGGTTCTGGCCATCCCTCGTAATCGGAGTCAGCAGCTAAACCGGTAATCGGCATTCGCGCCCACATGGCTCCGCCATGGACATTTTCTTCCACCGTGTCCACTTCAGCTCCGGTAAATATTAACTGAAACGAAAGGCATCGCGTTGGCATGGTTGTGACAGCCACCGCCATTGCGTGGATAAACTCGCCGTGATATTTCTGATGGTTGTGCG